TCATTGCTTCTTTTTCCTTTTCTTCGCTGCGGCTTGCGCTGTGTCCGGCGGCTTGCGCTGCAAGGTTTTGCAATTTTTCCAAAGTTTCAACCTCGGCCTTAATTGCACCCAAACGGGCTTCAATTTCAGTCAAACGGTTGTTTTCGCTGTCGGCCATTGAACGGGCTTCCTTTTCAATGGTGGTTTGCAACGCTGACAATTCGCCAAGCAAACGGCCGCGTTCTTCTTTTAATGCTTTAATTTTATTCATGATATTGTTTTGTTTTTATAGGTTTTTGTATCTCAACAATGCAACTTTCAAAATGTCCGCATCAATTTGTGATTGTTCCGCGGCTTGGATTTGCAATTCTTCATCACGCATTTTGATGATTGAACGCGCATCGGCTTCCGTTTCTGAATAGGCGGGATAAGTTACCGGCGAAACATCAAACAATTCATCAATCATTGTGATTGTGCGTTTGCCCATTGTTCCATATTTGGTTGAATCGGTCCATGTTTGTTCTTTGATGGTGAACGCAAATGATGATTGTGTGATGTCACCACGCATGATTGAACGAACCACGGACATGTGTGTTGGGTTTTCGTAATCGGGAATCCATGTGTATTCCAAATTGCCATCAGCATTGACAAACACTTTGCATGTTTCGGCCTTTGTACGGCCCAAAATCAATTCGGCTTCATGATTAAACAAACAACGGATGTCATATTCGCGTGATAATGCGTAATCAAACGCACCGGGGGTGATGACTTCTTCGAAATAGCCCAAATCGGTGACGCTGTTAACAACGGCGGCAATACCTCCAATTTCTTTGGGCATGCCATCGCCGATGGCGCGTGCGTGAACTGTTCCGGTGATGGTTCTGCGTTCTTGTTTCATTTTAAATTACTTCGGTATTATTTACCCCATCGGGGTTGTTGTTTTTGTCTGCGCTTGCCATCAATTGTTCAATCTTTGCATCCATGTATGCGTCAATTTTTGATGATGGCATCAAATTGGTTTCAATTAAATATTCATCACCACCATCAAATCCGTTTGCGTCTTCGAATTCGCGTGCCTCATTGCGTGACAACCAACCACCGCGGATGCCTTTGTTGTAAAAATCCGCGCGGTCATTTGCTGATGCACGCAACAATGAATTGAAATTAAATTTGAAATAATGGGTCATTTTGTCAACTTCGGTCAACAATTTGCGCGCCATTTCTTGTTCCATATTGATTGCGTATGCCATCAATGTTCTCATGTAGAAATCCTGATATTCTTGTTCAACACTCGATTTGATGCCGTCTTTTGCGCCAATCATGGATGCCGGAACACCAAAGATCCGGGCAATTTCTTCGGCATCGAATTTCCGAACTTCTAAATATTGCGCTTCTTCGGGTGTCAATGACAATTTTTCCATTTTGATTCCATTTGGCAAAACCGCCGAACGGGCCGCGCCATCAATCACATCGTCCAAACCTTTTTTCAGCGGTCCGGCTTGCTCGGGTTTGATTTGCGAATCTGATGTCAAAAGGAATTTTAAAACGCCGTTTTTGAACACGCCGGCATTGCCTGAAATTGCAGCCAAATCAATTCCCAATGTTTCCGCATGCAACACGATTGGTGAAACACCAACCAACGGATTGTCCAAACATTGCCCTTTGAAATGCAACATGTCGGTTGCGGGGATGGTGTTTGGGAATCCTTTTGCCGTGCAATGATAAAACAGTTGGCCATCTTGCATCACCGGTGTGATATAATCAGGACAAATCGGATGTAACGCGATGGCCAAATATCGTGCATCGCGGTTAATGAATGCATAAGCATTGCCCCGCAACGCCAAATCCGATGCCATGTATTTAACAAAATCAAATTTGGTTTGGTATGGGTTTGGCTCGTTCAATACCGGTGTGGTATAATGAACCATTTTTGTTTCACGCGTTTTGCCATCATCATAATACAATTTGAGTGACAACCCCGCGATTCCATCTGCAATCACGCGAACACATGCGTGAACGCTTGCAATTGACAATGCGGTGCGTGGGTTTACGGCTTGCCCCGATTTGGTTTGATACCCAAATACGGAATTCAAGGAATTGACCAACCATTCCGTTGGATATGCCAACGATGACCGTTTTTCAACGCCTTTGCCTTGAAACAATCTTTTTATGCTAAACTGCATGGGGCGAATTTATTATTTTGTGAATTAACATTTGCAACATTATCTATTTGTTTTCAGCCAACGCGACAACATTGACCGAAAAACGGTGTACGAACTAAATCGCGGCCGGTCAAAAATGGCCTTGTGTCTTTCTTCGATTGCTTCATAACAATCTTTGTATGACTTAAAATTTGGTAACTCACGATAGTATTCATTCATGAATTCGTCAATGTAGGTCAACCATGCATCGGATTTCATTGTCGTTCAATTTTTTACAAAGTTACAAACCAAAAATCGGAATTGTTTTCTTTTGATGCGGATTGCATTGCCGTTCCTAATGCCATGACAATGGAAACCGGGCCATCCACTTTGTCACCTGATTTGCCTTTGTCAATTTTAATGTTGCCGGCCGGATCGGTGCGCAACAAAATATTTGACATCATCCATCGCGTGACCGGATTCCCGGCATGACGCAATTTCCCATCCTTAACCAATCTTTCCAATTCCTTTGTTGGCGTTGACATGCTTACAAAACCTTGACCAAATGGAAACATGGTCAACCCTTCGTTTTGCAATTCAATTACCAGCTGCGAAGCGTTAAAACGGTCAAATGCCACATCCTTAATGTCGAATTTTGTGGCAAGTTCACAAATTTTGGCTTTTATGAATCCGTAATCCGTGACATTCCCATCGGTTGCAATGATGTGACCTTTGGCCACCCATTCGCGAATTGCTTGCCCGGCCGCGTCATTTCTTTTTTTGACCGCTTCTTCGGGTAAAAAATACCATGTTCGCACCGCGTGATTGTGCGGAAAATACAAAGTGAATGCGCAAAAATCACCAGTTGATGCCAAATCCAATCCACCAAAACATTGTTCACCTTCTAATTCGTCATCGCCATCGCATTGTTTCCAAATGTTGTCTGAAATCCATGTTTGTTCCGTGTCGGTCCATACATTCAACAACTTTGTTTTGAACTCAACTTCTTTCGATGTGTATTCTTTGGCTTCGGTCAACGCTTGCTGCAATTTGCGCGGGTAAACCGAAACGCCCCAATTGGGATTCGCTTTTGCCCATACTTTTTCATCCATCCAATCATCGCCATCATCCAATGTGTAAATCACCGAAAACAATGCATCATCTTTGATTGCCCCGTTCAACACATTGACGCAATACCCCCGGTGGCGATAACACGCCGATTCACGATTGAACCCGGCCGTTGTGATGGTGAACAGTAATGGTTGACGGCGCGCGCCCATACTGTTGAAAATAACATTGTACAATTCATCGTTTGGATGCGCATGATATTCGTCAATCACCGCCATGTGGGTGTTCAATCCATCTTGTTTGTTTGGATTCCACTCTAATGGTTTATACAAATTTTGTTCGTGGATGATTCTGCGGTTGTTAACTGAATTATTGACAACAACTGCATCCTTCAACCATTCCGTGTTTTGCGCCATCCTTACGGATTCGCCAAATACCATCATGGCTTGGTCCAATTTTGTCGCCGCTGAATAAATCTGCGCGCCGGCTTCATCATCAGCAATCAGGCCATAAAGCATCACGGCCGATGAAAATGTCGATTTGCCGTTTTTGCGCGGAACTTCAACATAGGCGCGCGAAAATCTACGCGAACCATCCGGATTCAAAAATCCAAAAAGATTCCAAATGATGAACGCTTGCCATCCTTCCAACAAAAATTTGCGTCCGGCATGCTCGCCGGTGGTGTGTTCCAATTCTTCAATAAAATTAATGGCATGTTGCGCAAATGCCGCGTTAAATTGAAAACGCGATAAATCATCAATATATCGTTGACATGCGTGTTTCACCAATTCACATGCGTGAATTTTGCCATCAATCACATTCAACGCATATTGATGCGCCTTTGTGTTTTCAATTCCGGTTTTCAAGGAATTTCAAATTGTCTTTGGCAATTGATTCGTTGCGATAAACAAACGGCAATTCGAACTGATCCATGTCAATGAACGAACCATCGCGGTGGATTGGTTTATATCCTTCGCCATCGTGGCGTTCAATTTGCCAACAATTCCCATTCCCAACAATTCGGAATTTTGGAACAACCAGTTGTTGCTCGATTTCAAATGCGGGTTTGTGTTTTATCTTTTTCATGCTGATTTTGATTTGAGTAATTCTAATTTTGAAACCGGCTTTTGATTTGTGTTTGGAATTCGCGCGCGCGCTGATGGGGTCACGCCAATCAATTGCCCTAATTGCATCGCTTGTTTCACGCAATTTTGTTTTGTTGTAAACCACGGGTTGACCTTTGGGCCTTGCTGCGTTTCAATGACCATGCCTTGTTCCTCGCATTTTTCAACGGCAACATAATAATTGGCCACCGCTTCGGAATACATCGCGATGATTCCCAAATCCACGCCAACCAACATGTTGATTTTTTTCAGTTCAAAACACATTTCGTCAAAAATCTTTTTGGCGCGTGGCGTTTTAAATTCAATTTCCGTGGTTGGTTCTTCTTTGGTTGTTGTCATGGTCATTTCATTTTCAAGAATTCGGCACTTTTGCGCCGTTCCTTTTAATTTTTTGACTTCGGTTGGCACTTTGGGTCGTCCTCTCATTTTGGTTATCTTAAATCGCCTTAAAATGGTTTGTTCCTATTTTTGCACGGGTGTGAAAAAGAATGACCCAGCGGTTAACCGTGCATCCGTGTGGGAATCAAAGGGGGGTATGGGGTCAACATACCGCCAACATGTGGTGTTCTTGGTGCGCCCACTAATGACATGTTTCGTCTTTGATAGCGACCAACCCAAATGTTTGCTCAACTCATACACGCTTCGCAATCTCATTCCAGAATCTAAATTAATAACCGCCCTTCTTGGTATCCTTCCAACATTAACCGCGTGATCCGTGTTCATTTGTTTATTGCACCATTCAAGATTGGAAACAAAATTATTTTGTCGATTGCTATCAATGTGATTGACACATCCATAGTCGTTTGGATTTTCAATAAAATATTTCGCAACTAAACGATGAACAGTTGATTTCATTGTGATGTTATTGTGTTTTGTTCTAAAAAGCAAATAACCTTTATCATTCAATGATGGTTTCATAATCTTTTGCGTTTTTATCTTTCTGATTCTACCATGATTGCTGATTTCAAAACTTTGATGTTCTTGAATTAATTTCCATTCTTCCATTTTGCAAATATACATGAACCGGTTCATAATACAATTACAATCGTGATTCCTTGCCGGACTTTTTTGCGTGGCATGAATTACACAGCGGTTGCAAGTTGTCGACATCGTTGAACGATCCGCCCAATCGAACGGGTTCAATATGGTCGACCATTTGCGCAACATTGATGATGCCATTGTCACGACATTGACGGCACAAAGGTTCGTCACGCAATACCGATTGACGCAACGCGCGCCATGCGGTTGTGTGATACCGTGGTTCACGATGACGATGCGCCGTGTGAACTTCTTTGTTCTGAATCTTTTTTGATGGGAATGTCGGCATGATGCAAAGTTATATTAAAATTTCATCAAACAATTACAACATCTCATTGTCAACGCGTTCAATGGCTTTGAATATCTCCAACGCAACCTGGGGAACAATGGCATTGCCGTAACCTTTTATTGATTCTTGTCTCCAATTAGAAAAGGTAATGTTGTCCAATTGTCTGGGAAGCCCATCATCTCCCCCACAAATCGGGGATTGAGTTGGGAAGTTGTCCCAGTTATTTGGCGTACTCTTTTGGTCATTGAATCTTGGTTTTCTGTTCCCGTTATCTTTTGCCCCTCCTGTGCCGTTGGTGTTGGTAGTAACCCCAGAATTGCAAAGTGTTCCAAATACATCGCCCGTGTTTCCCCTCCATACATCTCCTTGCGCTTCATCGTTTGTTCCTCGGTCACTTCGCGTGGGCTTGCATTTGGTGTTGGCAGCAACGAACCAAATTCGTTCGCGTTTGTGTGGCGCGTTGACACCGCACGCAGGTATAACAACGGGCGCGACTTGATACCCAAGATTCTCCAACTCAGCGCACACCTCGTCGAATACCAATCCCCCATTCCAATTAGTGAGTCCGCGAACATTTTCGCCCACGACGAAACGCGGGGCAATCTCCCGTATTGCTCGCAACATCTCCGGCCAAAGGTGGCGTTCGTCTTCTTTGCCCAAGCGTTTGCCGGCTGATGAATATGGTTGGCATGGGAATCCCCCAGTGAGAATGTCAATTGTGTTTGCATATTTTGTGAAATCTGATTTTGTTATGTCTTCAAATGATTCGGCCATCGGCCAATAATGTTTCAATACTTTTTGCCCAAACGGATTCCATTCACAATGGAAAACATTTTCCCACCCCATCCATTCCGCGGCTAAATCAAACCCGCCAATTCCTGAAAACAACGATCCGTGTTTCATGAAACGACTTCGGTGTACTTTGTCAACTTGCCATCGAAGGTCGCATCAATCACCCCTGATTCCCCGTGCCTATTCTTTGCGATGATTAGTTCGGCATTCTCAATTGGCGGTTGTTCTTTGTCATAATAGGCCGGACGGAATGGAAACAACACAACATCCGCATCCTGTTCGATTGCACCTGATTCACGCAAATCAGACAACAACGGGCGTTTGTCGGCGCGTTCCTCCGGTTTACGGGACAACTGCGCCAATATCATCACGGTGCATTTCAATTCCTTTGCCATCAACTTCAACCCGCGTGAAATCTCTGCGATTTCTTGTTCGCGCGAATAACTTTTGTTTACGCGAACCAATTGAATATAATCAATGATGACAAGGTCCAACCCGTGTTTCGCTTTGTGCAATTTACATTTGCCGCGAATCATCTGCAATGATGTGTCCGGGTCATCATCAATGTGAAATGTCATTGGTGGTTGATTCAGGAATTGTTGAACATTGTCAATTTCTTCTTTGTACAATGAATGATTGCGAATGCGTCCATTTGGTATTTGACCAATCAATGAAACATAGCGTTTGGCCAATTGTTCGTTTGACATCTCCAATGATAGGAACAATGCGCGGCCATTACGCAACGCGAAATCATGGGCGAATGTCAATGCGATGGCCGTCTTTCCCATGCCGGGGCGACCGGCCACAACAATCATGTCACCGGCGTTGTAACCTCCAATCGCTTTGTCAAGTTTGCGCCAACCTGATGGTTTTCCGGTCAACTGGTTGCCGCGCGACATTGCATCGACAATGTTGGTCATGACATCTTTGGAAACGGCGTTGATGTCTTTCGGCTCATGGCCAATGTCAATTTGTGCTTCATCAATAATTGATTGCAATTGCGCCTTTGCTTCAATCAACCCACC